TGACCGAGGCGGCACGCACTTCCGCAGCGGCGAGAAGGGCCGGAAAGGCCTCAGGTGAGGTGAGGCGCGCCAAGAAATTGGCGAACGACCGTTCAACGCCCGCTGAACGGAGCCTCAACGACAATCCCAACGAATCGCCAACGCCTACAGTCACTGTCACAGAAAGTATTTCCGAAGCTAAAGCTTCGGGCGGCGAGCCGCCGTCGGGTGGTCCGGTGTACACCGATTCCAAGCACGAGCTTTGGGGGGAAGGGGTGGCGATCCTCGGCCAGTTTGGCATTCCAACCAAGTCCGCCAAACCAAATATCGGGCGCTGGCTTCGTGATGCCAAGGACGATGCGCAGGCGGTTCTGAGCGCGATACAGCGCGCCCGCGATCACCGCGTCATCGACCCAATTCCGTGGATCACGCAAGCGTTAGGAGGCCCCAATGGGCACGCAAATCGCAATTCTGGAACCAATCCAACTTCCGGCAAACGACAGCCCAACACAAATTCCGTCCTGGCCGGAATGGCTCAAGTCGTTGAGCGACGCATGCGAGTTCACGATGAGCGGGAAGGCTGTAATACCGGAGAGCCGAATGCCGACCCTGCCGCAGCGTGATCTGATTTCTCGCCACATTGGGGCACTCGATGCGATTTGCGATCGCACTCCAAAGGGTGATCGTGCGAGCGACAAAGCGATGCTGGTGCTGATCTCCAAAATGCTTCTGACGTTGCCCGGCAAGCGTCAGGAGGTTGACGTTGAAGCGAAGGGTGAGGCCTATGCGGCGGCCCTGGAAGATGTTCCGGTCTGGGCCGTCGATCAGGCCATCCGTGGCTGGTATCGCGGCTCCTACGGTCCGCAACACGATTACGAATGGGCGCCTGCGCCGGCGACGCTCCGGGCGTTTGCAATGCAAGAATCATGGAAGGTGGCAGGGCAAAGAGAAAAACTGCAGTCAATCCTTATTGCGGAACCTCGCAAAGAATACAGCAAGGAGCACTGCGCCAGGATGGCTGAGAGGGTCACCGTAATCCTGCGGGCGGCGGGCCGCAGCATGACAAAACCGGAAATGCTTACCGCCGACAAGGACTATGCCACCCGAGCCATTGCCGATCTCAGGGGCCGGAAGCGCCTCCTCGAGTCGGATTCCTAATCATGGGAGGGAAGGTTGCCTAAACCAAAACGCCACGAGTCCGACTACCCAGCCGTGACCACCTACACCCCGACGGGATTCAAACGCATGTGGAACGAGAAGGCCGAGCGCGGGCGTGAGGCTTGGCGTCGGCGGCGGGAAGAAACACCCGACGACACCGGCTTGCCCGAGCCACCGGAGGCGGCGTGAAACTCGAAACTTTATATCAATCCATCAATGAGGACGCCAAGGCCGGAGCGAATCCTTGTGAGTATCTCCTATGGGTGGCGCCCAACGGGATGCCGATCGAGTGCCCCGCCGGCTCCGACATGACGGACGCCGTCAACGCGGCCGGAAAATTGGCCATCACGCAGCCGCGTCGCGTTGTCGGCATTTATTGCCTGGTCGGGGTGGTCGATGCGCCGTTTCCGACGCCACGCTTCATTGCCCGCGAAGGTAAAGTCGAGACCGAGCCACCGGAGGCGGCATGAGCGTCCGCACCGAAGTCCTCGCCGAAGGGGTGACCTGCATCCTGGGGGATTGCCGGGAAGTGCTGCCGACAGTGGGGAGGGTCGATGCGGTGGTGACTGATCCCGTCTGGCCGAATGTCCCGGCTGGACTTTTAGCAGGCGCCGAGCGGCCGTTCGATCTATTCGCGGAGTTCTGCCGTGCGATCCCGCCTTCGGTGAAGCGGTTGGCGGTCGAGATGCGGAACGACAGCGACCCGCGCTTTCTCGCGTGTGTGCCCGGCCGGTTCGATTTCATTCAGGTCATGTGGTGTCAGTACGCGATGCCAGGCTATCTCGGGCGCGTGCTTGGCGGCAATGAGACAGTCTACGTCTTCGGCACGCCAATCGAGAGCGCAGATGGACGCCGCGTCATCCCCAGCGTCTCGCCCAAAGCGCAACCAGGAGATCGGCAGCCAAGCGGTCACCCATGCTCCCGTGCGCTTATCCATCAACTGTTCGTCGTCAATTGGTGCAGTGATCCCGGCGAAACCATCCTCGACCCCTTCATGGGCTCCGGCACGACAGGCGTCGCCGCCGTGAAGCTGGGACGGCGATTCATCGGGGTCGAGATCGAGCCGAAGTATTTCGACATCGCGCGCCGCCGCATTCAGGCCGCGCTTGACGCCCCCGATCTGTTCCTCCCGCGTCCGTTTCCTGCGGTACAGGAGTCGCTATGGCCGCAGGAGCGTAAATGACGCAACGATGGGTAGCCGTCCAATCCTCGCACACAGCGCAGGGGCGCGTTTGCCTCGGGCTGCATGATATCCTGGGGCCTGAGTCCGTCTTCATGCCCCAGCGGGTCTATTGGGCCAATTTCCGGCACGAGCGGCACATGCGATTCGAGCCCCTATTCGTCGGCTACACGTTCGCAAGAGTACTCCCCGACCATCTGAGCGACATTTCCGAGATCGATGGCGTTTCCGGGTTCGTCCGCAACAATGGTAGAATGGTATTCGTTCCCGATGAGACGATCAAGCGGCTTTGGATGGAATGGCGGGGGCGGCTATTCGACGAGACCAAGGATTACGGCCTTCCCGAGGGCACGGAAGTCCGAATTACCGGTGGCCCCTTCGCCGATCTCATCGGGAAAATCCGATGCGCGTCGCCCAAACAGCGCCCGCGGCTGTACATCCAGCTATTCAACCGCGTGGTTGAGACATCTGTCCCAATTGACAAGCTGGAACGGGTTGAGGCATGAAAATGGTCAGCAGAAGGCAGTTGGCGTTTGATAGTCGCTCTCGCCTTCACTGGGGTAGGAGGCGGCGAGCTGCTTTCTTTGACAGGGCGGGTCGATTGTCATAATGTTTCTCCAGCGGAGAATTGTGACATACCATCAGGATGGCAAGACGCCGCCGCCGTCTGCGCGGCCTTCATTTGGCCGAGGACGGCTGGGCCGCCAAAAGTCGGGGCGGCTGCGCAAGCTTTTCCAGCATGAAAATCCTAGCTTGATCCATCCAGGTCGACATATAATGCCCCGCAAAGCCCGCAAATCCATTCCGGTCCCGGTCGAACTTCCTGCGGTCGTCAAGGCGTGGGTGGACGCGCAGGCCGATGAACTCGGGCTCGACGCTGCCACCTGGATACGAATGCGGCTCGTGCTCATGAGCAAGGAAGAACCCGCGCTCATTCCGTTTGAGTTCGCTACCGGTTCTATCGATTTTGCGACCGGTCGCCACGTCCCGGACACGCGGTCCGCCCCGCTCCCCGTGGAAGAATCCGCCCTGGATGCCATCGTCGGCGAGAAACTCGCCGACGCAGAAGCCTCCGGCGCGGCCGAGCCGCCACCACCGCAGGACGCCAATCAGGTCCGCGCGTTGCGACGACCGCCCACGCCCTATTCTCCCACCACCCAGCCGAAACACCTGCAAGCGCTGTAAATGCCGCAGCTCAAGAACTCACGGCACGAGGCGTTCTGCCTCGGGATCGTCAAGGGCGAAGGGGCCGGTGCCGCCTACGCAGCTGCTGGCTACAGCAAGCGCGGCGCCGACCAGAGCGCCAGCCAATTACTGAGAAATCCTAAGATTGCCGCCCGCATCGCCGAGCTGAAGGAAGCCGCCGCAGACGCCACAGTGATGGACCGCCGCGAGACCCTGCAGGGTCTCACCCTGTTGGCGCGCAGCAACATGCAGGACTACGTCGTAGCAGACGGTCAACTACTTGATATCTCTCGGCTTACCCGCGAACACGCTGCGGCGATCCACGAGGTTACCTATGACACCTACATGGATGGCGGCGGCGATGAAGCCCGCGAAGTCAAGCGAGTGAAGCTCAGGCTCTACGACAAGCGCGCCGCGCTGGTCGACCTTGGCCGCCACCACGGGCTATTCACCGATAAGCATGAAGTCAAAGTCGACATCGGCAGCCGCCTCGACGCCGCTATCAAGCGCGCCTTCGGCTGAGGACGACGAATTCCGGCTGATCGAGCTGGCGGCTTCCTGCGCGCGGGATCCCCTGCGCTATGTCAAGGTCGCCTATCCCTGGGGCGAGCCCTGGTCGCTGCTCGAAAAGTACCAAGGCCCGGACGATTGGCAGGCCGAGGTGCTGGCCTACATCCGGGACAACTTAGGCAAGCGCCAACCTATCCGCATCGCCGTAGCCGGCGGTGTCGGACCAGGCAAATCCGCTCTCATGGCCTGGATTATCAACTGGGGCATGACGACGTGCGTCGATACCCGGTGCAGGATCACCGCCAATACGGGGCCGCAGCTCACCACATCGACGTGGCCGGAGATTTCCAAGTGGCTGCGGATGTCGCTGTGGGCGCACTGGTTCGAGCCGGGGGACCGGCGGTTTCGATCGATCGAGGCGCATCGCAAGGATAGCTGGCGTTGCGACGCGATTACCTGGGACGAGCACCAGCCGGAAGCTTTCGCGGGCTTCCACAACGCCGGACGGCGAATTATCTATGGGTTTGACGAGAGCGCCGCGATTGCCACCTCGATCTTTCAGGAGGCCGAGGGCATCTTGGCCGGTGCCGAAGACACCGACATCATCTGGCTGTGCCTCGGCAACCCAACCCGCACCACAACGCATTTCCGGACGCTCTTTGCCGGGGGAAAGAACGCCCACCTCTGGAAATCCTGGCACATCGACACCCGCACCGCGCGGATGTCGGACAAGGCGCAGATCAAGGAGTGGATCGACAGCTATGGAATGGATTCGGATTTCGTCCGCGTCCGCGTCCTCTCCCAGTTCCCGCGGTCAGGATCGACGCAATTCATCTCGGCGGACGTGGTAGCCGCCGCACAGGACTCGATCCGGGACGCCGACGTTACCCTTTACGATCCGTTGGTCATGGGCGTCGATGTCGCCCGGTTCGGCAACGACAAGTCGGTGATCCGTTTCCGCAGGGGGCGGGACGCGCGATCCATCAAGCCCATGAAGTTCCACGGGCTGGACACGATGCAGCTCGCGGCCCGCGTCGCGGAGGCCTATCACCGCTACCAGCCAGACGCGGTGTTCATCGATGCCGGTGGCCCTGGGGCCGGGGTGGTCGACCGGTGTAATTACCTCAAGCTTCCGGTCATGGGGATCGACTTCGGGTCGAATCCGGACCGCGACATGCAGCAGACCAATTCGGGGGTGTGGTACTACAACAAGCGTGCCGAGATGTGGGGCCGGATGAAGGACTGGCTCACCGGAGGCATGATCGACGACGACAAGGAACTGGCTGCGGAGCTTCCAGCCGTCGAATACGGCTACGCTCAGAAGGACGGCCGCGACTGCGTGGTGCTGGAGAAGAAGGAGCACATGCGCAAGCGTGGGCTGGCCTCTCCCGACGATGGCGA